TGTGTCTAAATTTACCTTTAGATTCTAATCTTTATGTAGGTGCATCGGTCTGAAAAGACATTAACCACCTGACAGAATAGTTACTCCTAATTATTCTGTTTATGCATACAAGTATAATTGAAGACCTTAATATACTTAGAAAATATAACTTATCTCCCAATGAATTGTTCATCATTCGTTTGTTCTTGATCTATCAAGATGAAGACGATGATTCGCTTCTTCGCCAATATCTTAGTATTCCAGAATATGATAGGGGACCATTATATGACATTCTTATTGGTTTGCAGAAAAAGAGAATTATCCTAAAGGATTGTAAGATTCCCAAACCTGGAGAAGAATTCAATCCGCTAGATATAGAATTTAATAAAACATTCATTAAAGGATTCTATAAAGCTAGCTTTGATTTAGGTAATGAGCTTAGAGAAGCCTATCCAATGTTTGGAAATATAAATGGAAATCCTACACCATTGCGAGGAGTAACTAAGAAATTCAACTCCCTTGAGGATTGCTATAGAGCGTATGGTAAAGCAATTAATTGGAACCCCGAAAAACATAAAGAGATAGTAGAATTGGTTAATTGGGCTAAGAACTATACTAACTTTATTCAGTTTAGTTTAGCTTCCTTTGTTGTAGACAGACATTGGGAGACTCTTCAAGCCCTCAAAGACGGGGAGATAAGTAATATCAACTTTGATACTATAAAAGATTTATAATTGGATGTAGTCGATAGCTTCTACACTCTAGTTGATAGAGGTTTAAGCGGAGAAAACAGTAGTCTTCCTATAGGTTTAGACAAGATGGAAGGATATATAGAGGGATTAGCTCAATCAGTTTCATATCTTATTGGGGCAGGCAGCGGAGTTGGTAAAACCTCTCTACTTCTATATTCCTTTGTATATAAACCCATAATGGCTAACGATAAGGAAAAAGATGTACACTATATCTATTTTAATCTTGAGATGGGAGAAGAGCAGATACTTGCTAAGCTACTTTCCATCTATATATATGAGAAGTATGGCGAAATAGTACCATTCAAAGAGATATTCTCTAGAGGTAGAAACACAAAGCTATCTAAAGAACACTATGAGCTTATTAAGGCTTGTAGACCAGTATTGAAGATGTTTAGCGAAAGAATTATATTCCATTCTGGAGCATTAACATCAGATAGCTTTGATGCTCATATGATTAATGACTTAAAAAAGTTCGGTATCTTCGACGACAATGGAAATTATAGACCATTTAATCCTAAGCAGATTGTGGTAACTGTAATTGACCATATGTCATTAGTCAGAGCTAAAGGAGGACAATCTAAGAAGGATGCTATGGATGCCATATCTAATCATAGTGTGCTATATAGAAATAAGTGTAAGATAGTAAGTAATGTATTACTAATGCAGTTAAATAGAAATTCTTATGGTCAAGAAAGACTAAAGCAAGGACTGCAAGAGCCTGATGAAAGTGATTTCAAAGACTCAGGTACTATGCTTGAGGATTCTATGATTGCATTACTTATGTTTGATCCCGTTAAAGCCAAAATGGCTACACATAGAGACTACAACATTAAGATATTGGGTTCCAATTATCGTTCTCTCAAATGTGTAAAAAATAGATTCGGTACATCAGATATTGCAGTTGGTCTAGGCTTTTATGGTGAAATCGGTTTATTCCGAGAATTACCTAAAGCTAAAGATATAACCGATTGGGAGTTGTATTTAGACCCAAGCTGGACATTAAAACCAGATGATGAGCACGAAGATGCTAAGTTACCAGATGCTAAACCGAATTTTAATTTTAAAATGTAATGGCAGAACTCATTGCTATCGTAGGAGATAGTGGTAGTGGAAAGTCTACTTCTATCCGTAATCTTGATCCAGAAAAAACCTTCATTATTTCCACTACTGGAAAGCGTCCAGGTGTAAAGGGAGCTAAGAAAAGGTATCCCGATTTCAAAATAAACAGAGAAACTAAAGAGATGACAGGTAATTTCTATACCTCTTCTAACATTGAATCTATTAAGAAGATGATGCAAATTGTCAATACTAAGATGCCAGAGGTGTCTGTTCTTGTTATTGATGATTTTCAGTATCTTCAGGCTTTTGAAGCTATGGCTAGAGTAGATGAGAAGGGTTATGGTAAGTTTACTGACATGGCTAAGCATGCATATGAAGCCTTAAAGACAGGTATGGATATGCGTGAGGATCTGTTTATTGTCATTATGACTCATAGTGAAAATACAGGAGACAATCTTAACCCGTATTATAAGATCAAGACTCAAGGAAAGATGTTGGATTCCGTTATTACACTTGAAGGTTTGTTTACCTATGTATTATTCACTAAGGTAATCAAAGATGATGGTGAAAATATCGAATATAAGTTCGTCACTAATTCTGACGGAACTTGTACAGCTAAAACTCCTATGGGATTATTTGAAGATCAACTAATTGATAATGATTTAGATATGGTTGTTCGTAGAATTCAAGAGTATAACGAAAATGAGTAAAATAACCTTTCAAGTTTCAGTCGATACTACGACTGGCGAAATCTCAGTTGTGAATGTTGAGACTGGCGAAGTGAAAGAAGTTAAGGCAAAGAAAACTACTTCTAAAAAGAAGAAAGAGGAGGAATCTAGTGAACCTCAGCTTATTCTTGAAGATAACAAATATTGCTTAAATACAGCAGCTGTTGAACTCTTAGGTGTGGAACCAGACGACAGACTCTGTATTAAGTACAAGAAAATCGGAAAAGCCGCAGTGCCTGTAATAGGCACTGAGGAGGTGTTTAAGACAAAGGGAGGTAATAAACTTACTAAGACTAATACTGTATCTTGTAGAGGTAAAGCTAATGAAGAGCTTGCTACTTATGGTACTGTATTTACTCTTAGTGAGAATCCCGATGGTTCAGGTACTTTCATCCTAACAGGAGACAAAGCACCTGAGACACCTGTAGTACACGATGAAGCAGTAGATACGGAAGATGAAGACATAAGAAAAGATTTAGAAGAGATTGGAGATTCAATAAGCACAGATTCGGAAGAACCTGTAGATGAAGAGGAAGTAGACTCAGATGAATTAGACGATATCTTAAAGGATCTTTAATTATGGGAGCATTTAATTTTGGCGGAATTGCCAATGTAACTGGTGTAGCAAAAGTTCAGCGTCGTCTCAAGCCTTGGGACATTTACAAAGTTAAGTTTGATGGAGCACGTATTGACGAAGTCAAGGGTACTAAAGACCCAGACAAAGTATATCGTATCCTCAAGGTTCGTTTTGTCAATGAAGATGGATATTATGAGGAATCTATCTTCTTCCCAAAGGATGGTGATGAGGTAAGACCTACTAGCAAGATTAAGAATAAGGACGGTAACGAAGTAGAGATCGAGAGACCTTCTTCGTTGGAGAACACTGAGATGTTTATCGCTCAGGTTTCTGCAGTGCTTAATCCTGAGATGTTCAAGAAACTTCAGCAATATGCTGCAGAAGGCAAGCTGAAGGATTTTGAAATGGTTGCTAAGTTCTTCGTAGAGAAGATTTGTAAGCCAGTGATTGGTAAGGAAACCAATCTTAAGCTTATTGGTAAGCAAGATAAAGAAGGCAATTATCAGCCTCGTCTTCCATATTTCACCAATATTAACAGACAAGGTGAGCTTTATTTAGCAGATAACTTCTTAGGGGACAAGCTGTTCTTCAGCGACTATGAGGAAACTCAGCGCAAGAAGTTCCTTGAAGCTAAGCCTACGAATATGAAGGAGAAAACTCCCGACGTAGACACTAATGATGTTATCGCTGAAAAGGCTCCCGAGCTTGATAGCGAAACTAAAGATGAATTGGATGATATGTTAGACGAACTTGAAGGTTAAAATAAAACATGGTATATTTGTTTAAATAACAAGTATTACTATGAAATTTAACTTCAATATTAACAATCGGATAACAAAACAATTTCTCTTGTCAAAATACCCAGAGGAAACCTATATGGAGTTCTATCTGGGTATTCCTGTAAAGAAGGGTTTATTTCGTAATCCACTAAGAGACGATAATAAGCCTACTTGTAGTTTCTTCCGAGGAAAATCTGGAGATTTACTCTTCAGAGATTTCTCGGGAGTTTTTAATGGAAATTTTATTGACGTTGTAAAAGCCAAGTATAACGTTAATTATAACGATGCGCTACAAATTATAGCCAGTGACTTTAATCTAAGTCCTGAAGTTGGCATTGCTAAAGTTGAAAGAAGACTAAGTAAGAATTATTTACAACGTGATACTAAAATTCAAATAACTGTAAAGGAATTTACTGAAGAAGAACTAAAATGGTGGAAGCAATTTAATATTACTCCTGCCATATTACGCAAGTATAATGTTTATTCTTGTCAGTACATATTCCTGAATGGACAATTGTTCAATAAGCCGGAGTTCGGATTTGGTTACTTTGGAGGAATAGATGAAGACAAAGAATTATGGAGAATCTACTTTCCTAAAAGAAAGACATATAGATTTATAAGTAATTGGCCTGCATCTAAGATTCAAGGTTTAGAGCAATTGCCTAAGAGTGGTAAACTCTTAGTTATAACTAAGTCTATGAAAGATGTTATGACTCTGAGTAGTTTTAAGATTCCTGCAATCGCACCAAACAGTGAAACGTTATTTATCCCTTCTTCAACTTTAGAGGAATTAAGAGGAAGATTCAAACATATAGTCTGTCTTTATGACAATGACTTACCTGGTATATCCAATATGCAGAAAATTAAAAGGCAATATCCAGATATCAAGTATATGTGGATACCTAGACATTATAAAGCTAAAGATATATCAGACTTTGTCAAAAAGTACGGAAATCAAGATACAATTCAACTTATAAAAAGTGGAATACATAAATTATGAGAATTTATGGAACAATACATGTGGGTCCTGATGATCTCTACATAGCTCTAATCAATATTGACAAATATAAAGGAGATGCTCCAATTGTATTTACCGAAATTGTAGAGGATGAAGAGATTCCAATACTTCAGTATGAAGATATGCTTGAGTTGTTGGATATATGGGAACCATATGATGGTAAAATAGAAACTGTAGAGTTTGGAGTATTCAATAGGTATGGAGATTTTTCGCCTGATGATTGCTCTGACAACAGTTCAAATTACAAAAAGATATGTGAATACTTAAAAGGTGAACTCAAACGAGTAACATATGAAAAAATCTAATTAGGTGCTAGACACATCTTGCAGAGCTACTTTCAAGAATGGCAAAACCCAAGAATTTAGCTCAATTGAAGAAGCTTCGGAAGCTACAGGCTTAAGTGTTGCAAGTATTAAAATACGTTGTAATAAACCTGGTAGTGGAGGAAAAGATAAAACCACCTTTGAATGGCTTGATGAATTTACTAGACGACATTATCAGGCTAAGAAGTCAAAGAACAAAGGTGCTGCATTTGAAACAGAAGTTATTAAACACTTGAGAGAAATTGGGTATACTGGATGTGTACGAGCAGCAGGAGAATCTAAGAAAGCCGACAATAATAAAATAGATATTGTCGATACTGATAGGAAGTTGCCAATAAATATTCAGTGTAAAAATACTCAAAATCTACCAAGTTATTTTACAATACGAGATAGTTGTACCGATAAATCTAAGCCATTCTGTTTAGCTTGGAAGAAAGCTGCAGAAGGAGGAGCCAATTCTTTAGGCACGGTATTTATAGTTCCAGATGATTTCTTCTACGAATTATTACAAAAATACAATGACTAAGTTTTTATTTCCAGTCTGTGATGACGATGGTGTTAATATTATAGAATCAGTAACTGCTAATTCAATAGAAGACGCCAAAGACAGAGTAATCCGTGAGTATTTCGATATCTATGACGACTTGGAATCTGACAATTGGGAGGATTTCCTAGTCGAAATGGATGCCCACTATGGTGTAATTATTGGTGATCTATATGACATAGAGACACTATGAACATTGGGCTGGACCTAGATGATACCTGTAACTATTGGTATGCGTTATATTTACAAAGATTTGGTCAACCTAAAGAT